ATTGACTAATTACTTCTTTTAATTACTCACCCATTCACGGCCATCCATCCATTCACCCGCCCATGGGCCCCTCCACGGCCTCAATCGTCCACCCATGGCCATATCCACCCGCCCATGGGCGATTTATGGGCAATTTCCCATCCATGGCCATTCAGCGTCCATTCACCGGCCCGTGATCAATCCATTGCCCCGTTGTCCAGACCATAACCCAATCGTCCAATCACCGGCCCATCATACCCATTCACGTCCATCCACGACCCAATCGCCCACCCACCAACCGGCTGTCCATGGCCCAAAACCCGTATTATCCTCCCTAACCAAATACGGGACCGGTTCCCAAACCAGTCTTGGCCTATCTCTTCACCTCCCTAAAGAAGGAGGGATTAGGGCCTAGCCTAAATACGGGATTGACAATTATTGTTGTTCTTGTGATTAATGTCGTTCATGATGTTAATGTTACCCCACACGTGTATATGAATGTTATGTCCAAAGTGACGATTTCTCTTCTAGAGGCCTTCTCTCCTAAGGCTCTTTGTCCCTGGTGTTTTTTGAAAAAAAAAAAAAAAAACAAACTAGCATACGTGAGAAGAATTGCTAGCTAGGGAAGGAGGAGTAGGTAGGTAGGACTGGGAGCGCTTTGGACAATTTATAGGACGGAGGTGGGGTAACATTACTGACAATAAGTGCAAGAATTACAAGAACGACAAGAATTGTCAATTACGGGTTAAAAGTAGGACTTTAACGGTGGGTGGTTACGGGGAGGATAGGGATGGATGATGGTGATATGGGTGGTAATGCCGGCGAGAGTAGGTGCGGGGATTCAGCCGGAGGAGGGTAGATAATCCACCGAACGGGAGTGAGGGATCCTATCGTTAGGTAGTGAAGTGAGGGATCCTATCGTCCGAGAGGTGGGTGAGGATTCTATGGTATAATGGTAGATGTTGGTGTTGGTGGGTGACTTTGGACAATATTTGGCCAAAGTGATGGCGGAAGAGAAGGAGGTGGTGATGCTGGAGGGGGTGGTGACGCTGGAATTTGGTTATAGAGGTTGACATCCCGGTTTTTGTTGTGGTACGGTGGGCATTAAATGGTCACAATGGGTGGCCGGAATGGTAGTTTAATCAAATAGGAGGTTTGTTATGATGAGATTAGTTGCTAGAACGGAAAACATTGCCCGGGTAACGGCAATCTACACTGGTGGGGACCGCACAGAGCTATCACCCGAAGGGGTAAAGTCGTACTATGATGATTATGTTCCTAGAGGGATGCAACTAGCCGGCTTGACATGTAATGCAGTAATCCTGGTATTCGAGTATGAGCAGCAGGGCCAGAATGGAGTTGAGGAGTGTGAGGAGTATATGGTCCTTTCCCCGCCCCAGTGGGCGAAACTTCGTGAGAGAATAGAAGGCCGTATGGGAAAAACCAGTGACAAACGGGACTTAGCTGAATTAGCTAAAATAGCTAAACTAGTTCAGTTCACGGCCGGCTCAATCGACAATGAAGATTAAATTAAAAGGGAGGTTTATTATGACAGGGCCAATGATTCTAGGATCGAACGAAGGTATTGCTGGAATGGAAAACCTTAAAAACATGGAGGACGTTCTAGCTTTCACTCCATGGTTTCGGAAGCATAACTGGTGTGACGGCACCAACTTTGAAGCCCTCCTAGTGTATGCATGTAATGCCGACGGGCTCCAATTCCACCTTCTAGCAGAAGGGGTGGAGACTAACGGGGATAATCATATCCCTGATTTTAGAGCCATAGCCGAGCCGGTAGGGGTTCAGCTTGAACAGTTGTCGATTACGATAGATGGGTTGCTGTTTGAATATAAACAGCAGGACCAAATGGGAAGTACGGAGTTGATCGAGTACCTACACATCTCATAGCCCGATTGGGCGAAAGTCCGAACACGCATTGAAGATGCGCTTCGGGAAACAAGTGATAGACGAGACCTGTTTAGGCTAGCCCAGGAACTAGGCTGTACAATTTTCTAAGTACTCAACCGCCGGCCGGGGCGTTATCCGGCCAAACTAAACCACCAGGAGGTAGTTATGACTGAGAAAAAATGGTTAGGGAAATGGCCGGCTAGATGTGATATCTGTGCTGCTGATCTACAAAGCACAGGTACGTTCTTCGATGCGCGAACTAAGCAAGGACCTTGGGGATTACTCTGTCCTGCCTGCTTCGAGAATGAGGGAGTAGGTATAGGGCCAGGGCGAGCCCAGGAGTATGACTCTAAGAGTAGGATTAAACTACATGGATAGGAGGTAGGTCTCATGGCATGTATAACAGGAATAGTATTTATTATAGGTCTGTCATTAGCAGGTAGTGATGGGCCTTACTTCCCGTGGGTTAATTTCGTTGGGGCTGGTGTGTTTATGTTAGTTCCAGTACTAGCAAGGAGGATCTGATTATGGATAAGATAGAAGAGCTGGAAAGGGCCAGGGCTGCAGCCAGGGGTAGGATGAACCGGGCTGAGAAGGTACGACAGGTTACGCTGGCCAAACTATGCCGGCTTAATGCCGAGTATCACCATGCAAGAGAGGAATACCGATCACTTGATCGGAGGATAGCTAATGAGGCTATCGAAGAGCTGCCACCACCTAGAAAAGGAAAAGGGTCAAGACCAGAAGGGATTAAGTCAGAGCTGGACAACTTAAGCGCAGATCAAATAGCCATGCTCAAGGCTAGGATTGATCAGATAAAGGAGGAGCAAGAGCAGGCACGACAACTAGGAGTCGAGGACGAGGATGAAGATGAATAACTATGGACAAAAATTGTCCAAAGGGATGAAAGGAGGAAACTATGACTGAGATAACAGGGACCGAGAGGGACAACTCCCTCTACCGAAAGGACGCATTTGTCCAGGCCTGGGTAGACCGCCGCTACGTCGCCACCCTAATTCGGTGGCTTGAGGACCAAGGCGTACCACCTAGGTTCATGTCAGACGTAGTGAACTCTACCATTGCTACGATGGTAGATGCACTAGTTAAACAGGACAAGGTAAAGCTAGTCCAGTTCACCGCTGAGGCTGATCAAGTTATCAGCCGCACTATCCAAACCAAGCTCAATCCCTCAAGCCGGGGCCTCAAGAACTACAAGTACAACCTAGAACTTGATGATGCTAGGTTCGAGGCTATTGGTAAGCCTAGTCAGCATGAGGCTGCTATGTCCCAAAAGCAGGAGCAGGCTACTAGTGATGCTGACCAGAAGATGAAGGAGGAAGTTGAACGACTAATTAAGGAGGGAAAGGTATGACAACTGAAAAGACTTTAAGGAAATGGAGGAAGGAAGCTCTTGAGGATGTTAGTAGTGATTACTGCTTTGGAACTGAGACTAATGCAAGAAAGAAAATGGTGAAACTCCAACAACGCATCCTTCGACTAACTCAAGAGCAACTTGATCAACACTTAATGAGGAAAGGAGGAACCCATGACAAAAGATGAGATCACCTACCACATCACTCAAAGGAAAGCCAGAAGGAGGTATAACTATGAGACAGAAAATGATAGAATGGATTCACGATGAGCTCACGCAAGAAAGAGAAAGCTACGGAGGCGAGTTTATCTTGATGACTATATCGGAGAAAGGAACAGGATCCCTAATAGTGGAGGCAGACGCAGCTAAGATGGCAGGATGGACTGGGATCAGTGACCTGATACTGTATTTAAATCTTGAGTAACCACTGGAGGTATAACTATGAAACAGGAAATGATAGGATGGATTCACGCTAAACTTACACAAGAAAAAGAAAGCCACGGGGGCGAGTTTATCCTGGTAACTGTATCGGATAAAGGAACGGGGACTATAATAATTGAGGCATCCGAGTCCATGGTGGCTACTGCAGTCTACCACCTGGTAAAGGGTATGTCGGAGGAGGGGATTAAGGCTCTCCTTAATTATAGCTTGAGCAGCCCTGGGGAGGACGACTAATGCAGATCATAAGTACAGCTACCCAACTCATGTTTAATCACTTGGCATGCTCCAAATGTGAGGGGGCTTCCTTTAATGTATCAATAGAGTTCAACAACGAAGGGCCACTCAAACTAGATGCGCTGGTTTGTGAGAAGTGTGGCCATGTCCTATGCATCAACCCTACCACTATCATAAGGAGATCTGATGAAGAAGAGGAAGAACTGTCAACATCATAATCTTTGTTCCTAAGTTCGTGGATAATACAACTGATAAGTAATGCTGTAATTTGCCCGTGCTTATTGACATTCGATTGTACTACTGATATGGTGGAGGTAAATAATTGCGGGTCATTATATATTGACATGGGCCTGTAGTTCAGGTATGGTGGAATCATATTGTGATGGTTCTGCCATCTAAACCCAAACGTAATAAGGAGGAGAACAATGAAGGACGAAATGGTAACAGCTACTAAGAAGGTTAATGGTGTGGAGTATGGAGCAATGGTACATTTTCAGGTGCCAGAAACCTGCGAAGAAATGAAGGAGCAGTGGGGCGACAGCATCGGGGTCTCCAACGCTGTGGCTAATGCTCGCATCGGGCTACAGGCTGCTATCCGCAGACGGATTGAGAAGGCTATCGCCGAAGCTGAGAAGGCTGGCACTGAACCTGTCGTCGATGAGCAGGCTATCTCCACTGAGCTGAGTGGCTACAAGCCCGGCGAAGCGGCAGCCAAGAAAGACCCAATCGAGTCCTTGCTTGGGAAGTTCCAGTCCCTGCCCGAGGACAAACAGGCCGACCTGCTCAAGCAGCTCAAGAACAAGGCCAAAGGTAAGTAACAGCTGCGTCATGTAGCACCTCCGTGAAAGGGTGGGGAGGTAAAACTCCTCACCCTTTTCACTGTCCTGAAACCCGTAACAAGGAGAAGCCCAATGGCTCGCAAAATGTAATGCTATGTTATCCTTTCGAGGAGAAACGATTTAATAAGTGGAACACTTCCGTCCTAGTCCAACCTAAATACGACGGCATTAGGTGCCGCGCCCTCTTACACCATGACAGGGTAGAGCTCTTATCCTCAACAGAACACCCGCTTGACTTTGCTGTGCCTCACATATCTAACATCTTGTATGAGTTCCGACAGGTGTTCATAGACAGAGGAATCTTCGAGCTGGATGGTGAGCTCTATAATCATGATCTTACTTTCGAGGCCATAGACTCAATCTGTAGTCGGACGGTAGAGCTGAATCCTCAGCATGAGTATATACAATTTCACATCTTCGATCATGTGTGTGAGCAGCGTCCATTCTATGAACGGATAAAAGAGGTTACCCTAGCAGTAGAGTGGATAGGAGATCAGTGGCTAAGGTCAGTACCTACAGTTACAGTTGATGATATGAAGTGGATGAACTTAGCCCTTACTCTATTCACGAACGACAACTATGAGGGCATCATAGTCCGGCACCCTGACTATCCTTACGAGCGCAAACGATCTACTGGCATCATGAAGTGGAAGCCTCGCAAGTCTGACCAATATGAGGTAGTCGACTACGCTGAGGAGATCGACAAGCACGGCAGTCCCAAAGGTAGCCTTGGTGCCCTATTCGTGCGGGATGAGAGCGACAACATATTTAAGGTAGGAACTGGATTCACTCAGAAACAGCGCCTTAACTATTGGGCTAGGGCTGACGACCTGATTGGCAAGCAGTGTGTGATCAAGTATCAACACGTGACTGAGCGAGGTGTGCCTAGGTTTCCAGTCTTTGATGTGTTGGTAGAGGAATAACTATTATAGGAGAGGAGGAAAGAGATATGTTTGATATTGATAATGAAATAGAGATTGAAGATATGCCATTCTGTCCTTTTTGTGATAATCAAATAGCGGACACAGATGAAATATTGATAGTAGATGCACATGGACTTATGGGTTTAGCACATAAATTTTGTGTAACTGAAGCCCGGGAGCCTGAGATCATGGACGACAACTGCCCTGCGAAGAGAATGGATGAGTTGGGCAACCAGGTTTACAATCTAAGCTGCTACTACCAAGACGACGAAGATCTTTCAGAGAAGCTTGACGTGGTGGCTATAACGCTATGGAAGTTGGCTGCAGTCCATGCTATACGGAAATACTATGTCAAAGTAGCTCACGAGCAGGAGGAAATGATTGAAGACCTGTCAGGGATATTGCCACTCGGGGAGTACGGCGAAAGTCAAATTAAAGAATTGGCGACACTCCTTCACACCCACGGCTACCGAAGCCCGAGAACAAGTAAGTAGAAGGAGGTGCTAATTGTCTAAAGTCTACATAGTATCTAAATCAGCCCACGACTTCAGTGATGCTGAGAGGTATGGTACCTTAATTCCATTATCTAGTGGGCCCATGAATAGATACAACGTCAACAACATTCATCGACAGTTCAAGGACATAATGGATGAGAGCGATGCTGATGATTATGTTCTGATATGTGGCTTGTCTATTATGTCTAGTATCGCTTGTGGTATTATGGCTGCTAAGCATGGCAAGTTAAACATGCTAATCTTTCGGCGCGACAGGTATGTCGAACGAAGACTTATATTAAAGGAGGAAGAATAATGGAAGATAGTACAATAGATTTCATGTTCCAGGAAACGACTAATGTTAGCTTTTATATTGATGGATTGCTTAAAGCCCTCAAATTTATCGATCCATCTATCCACACACTCAGCATAACCAGGCACACTAGCCCTGCTACAATAGAATCATTTTGGTCTATATATATTCACCTAGATGATCAGTGTTTTACCTTTAGAGACTTCGATGAGTTACTATCCTGGGGCCTCCCGGAGGTCCTTACTCTATCGTAAGTTTAACCTGTAATAGTAAAAAGGAGGTATTATGATAGCAAACCCACGCGGTACCTATCCAATCCCGTACCAGGAAACATGGAACGTCACTGACCCATCTAAGATTGAGGTCTGGAACGACTGTAAGCGGAAGTTCTTCTTCGAGCATATCTTGGGCTGGCGTAGTGACGTGCCTAACATCCACCTAATCTTCGGCGAAGGTATGCACCATGCCCTGGAGCATATGCTAATAGAAGGAATAGCCAACAAACGAGGCTACGAGATGGACGTAATCAGGGAGGCTCACGAAAAGTTCCTCGACTATTTTCGTCAGCACTTCTCCAAAGAAGAGGACTCCATCTATCACCCAAAGACTCCTGACAACATGCTGCAAGGCCTACTCAGATACGCATCCAGGTATGAGCAAGAGGATATGGACAGCCTAGATATCCTCTATACTGAGGTCGGCGGGACAGTTCCTATATCCTCTGAATTTGTGGTCAGTTTCAGAATTGACGCTGTAGTCTGGAACAAGATCAAACAGGCCTACCATACCCTCGAGCACAAGTCCGGCTCCGGCATCAACCGCTTCTGGACTGATAAGTGGGACCTCCATCATCAGCCATTCACCTATACCCACGTCCTGTACTCCACCCTTGATCCTAACTTGGTGACTGGTGTCAAGATCAATGGCATCCACTTCATGAAGAGCAAGTGCGAGACCATCCGTATACCTGTATGGAAAACTCCTGATCAAATGAACGCCTGGTTATGGGAGGTACGTGATATTTTCTCCGAAATGGAGTTTGAGTTCCGCCGTTTTAGTGAGTGCAAGACTACCGATAAAGTTCTTCAAGCCTTCCCAAAGAATCCCAACAACTGTACCAAGTACTTCGGCTGTGCTTTTCATGACTTCTGTTGTGCCTGGCAGAATCCGTTGGCCAAAGCAGATAACCCACCTATGGGATTTGCTATTGACTACTGGGACCCCAGAACCCTTCACAAATCTACAGAATGGGACTTGACTGATGCTAACTTTATCGGGAAAGATACTCATACTCACCTGTATCCTGGGATTAGCGGTCCTGATTCTAGGAATGGTGTGTGAACTTTTGGACAAAAATTGTCCAAAGGTTAACCAAAAGGAAGGAGGTGAAACTATGGAAGAGAGATTCTACATTGCTGGCTTTAAGTTCCACCAAGGAGTCATCAAGGTTGCTAAGGATAAGATCAGCAAGGGTGATGTTGTCACTCTTGTCCCTGCTCCTAACAATCCTTATGACGAGAACGCTATCGAAGTCCATCACGACGGTGATATGATAGGCTTTGTACCTAAAGCAGTCAATCAAAATCTGATCCCGTTCTTTGAAGGGCTGGACTCATTCCCTGGTGAGCTTATCAAAGTGGACAAAGAAGCGGCTGATGCAGAACCTTGGAAAGCCATCAAGGTCCTAATCCAACTAGTCCAACCCGACAAATCAAAGGAGGCCTAATGCCCTTCGACCCGAAAGAAGAATTTGCCCGGATACAAGAGGCTTACAGGAATGACTCCAAACAGTCCTCCTTTAATGCCTTGGTTCTGGGCGAGTCAGGAACTGGCAAGACGTTCCTCCTCCGCACTGCCCGAAGGCCCGTCCACATAGATTCATTTGATCCTGGTGGGTCAAAGAATACTCCTGGACTGGATCAAGAGTGGTGACGTGGTAGTGGATAGCCAGTATGAATCCGAAGACCCACTAAAACCTTTTGCCTTCAGCAAATGGAAGAAGGAATTTGACTACCGGCTGAAGAATGGGTACTTCGACCATATCGGCACTTATGTCATTGACTCTGCTACCACCTGGAGCGAGGCTATCATGAACTCAATCCTTCAAAAGGCAGGCATATCAGGACAGGCACCTAGGTTCACCAAGGACTACGTGCCTCAGAAGATAGAGATTCGTAACTATCTTCGTAAGTGTCTTGACCTGCCCTGTGATTTCATCCTGACTGGCCACGCTGAGATGCGGGAAGATGTAGACGATCAAGGAAGACAGGTCATAAAGTTCCGCTTTATGACTACTGGTAAGGGAGTAACTACTATCCCTCTCCTATTTGATGAACAGTACTTCTTGATCACCCGGCGGACTTCCAAAGGCCCTGAGTACAAGATGATAGTTCAGAATGATGGTATCTATCCGGCCCGGTCGAGGCTGGCAGGTGACAGCAAGCTGGCTCCGATAGAAGACCCGGACATCAAGAAGTTGTTAAAGAAGGTAGGTCTACCTGCCGAGGATAAACCTAGACTAGTTTAAGGAGGTATTATGAGAAAAGAAGATGAAAAGAACCAAGGTGAGATAGGTAGGGAACTATCAAGTCTCGCAAATCTGATTGGAGAGCTAGAGGAATTAACCGACGCTGTAGACGAGGGGCTTACTCCTATGCTTTACGACTATCCTACAAAAGTAGAGAATGAAGAGGCAGAACGCCAGACCAACACGCTTATAGGTGATGAACTTTACAAGTGCAATAGAAGGATCTGTGCTGTAGTTATGAAACTAAAATCTATCAACGAGCGCAATGCGCTCTAAACCCAAACCAACGTAACAAGGAGGAATCATGGACGAGAATAATGTACTGGATCATGACTTTGGTGACGTAGTCGAGCCCCGCACTGTGCCTGCGGACACTGAATCTGAACTCCGCATCGTCAATGTGAGGGTAGACTCAGACAAGAATGGCTATCCCTACATGATGCCTTTCTTCGAGGTGATTAACGACCCTTATGCCAAGGAGTTCAGCCACTTCATCCGGCTGCCTCATGAAGAGCAGTCCGCCAAGGAGATGAACAGGACGAAGTACCGCCTCAAGACATTTTACGATGCATTTGGTGTGGACTACTCCCGTGGTGTCAACCCTTCTGAGGACATGCCTGGTAAGACAGGGTGGGCTATCCTCGGTATGAAGGAGTCTGCCTTCAGCGGCGAGGAAGAGAACTACGTCAAGCGCTTCATTGCAGGACGGTAGAGTTTAACTAGGGTCGGTGGTCTTAGGGCTACCGGCCCTCTTTCTTTTTACTTGGAGGTAGTGATGTCAGCTGCGGTATACGAAGTGGATATAGAACTATACATAAATCCTAGCCATGTAGAAGCTATAACTCTAGGACAGGACATGATAGTTATCAAATGTACTAGTGGTACTCTATACACTATACCTAATGACGACTCTCATATCAACCAACTCAAACGAGCCAGAATCCTACCTTGGGAGGCATGCTATGAGCGAGGGATACATACCTAAACTAACTGTTGAGCTTGACGAGAAGCAATACTGGGCCTTGAAAAACAGACTGGAGTATGGAGAGCTACGACCATTGATCAGTGCTATTGTCGATGATCTAGTAGACATGATAGACACCCACGGCAACCTAGTTGTAGCCCTCATAGCAGGAAAGAAAGTCACTCCTCGGGAAGTGATCCCGTCTCTAGCCAAGGCAGTTAAAACTTGTGAACAATTACAGGAGGAGTCCAATGGCAGATCTAAATGACTTTGCAAGCTCCGTCTCTGACAAGAGCAACGAAG